TATAGGTAAATATCAGACCTTTTATTGGAAAAAACAACTTTCAACAACAATTAAACACACTGATACATACCCTACTATATAATAAGCTATGTATCAGTTGATTTATTTTTTCGATGCCTTACTATATGCATCTTCTTCGGCTTTTCGCTCTTTCGTCTTTACATCAGCTAATTTCAGATAGTAGTATCTTCTTAGCCAGACTGGTAAATTATAAAGCTCACTGTAAGTAAAGCCCATTTTTCCGTAATACATCAGATCAAAGATCTGGTCGAACAGATGGGGTCGATAATCAGACCCCAGGCCAAAAAAAGGACACGTCGATCGGCACCTGGATCTTCTCATTTTCGTGACCACAATGAGGACATACAAAACTAAAAGTTGTGTCTATCTCCGGAGTAATTTCTTTTAAAAACTTACGTAGTGCAAGAGAGTCTACAGCTAGCATGCCTTTTACTGCGTTACTAATAGTCATTCTATCTTCCTCACCATCTATTGCAACTACTGTCTTCTTTAATCTAGTGGTTAATTCACTATCAACTCCAGTTAATGCATTAAGTTTTTTCAATCCTTTTAACTCTTCTTCTACTGCCTTTTCATCTGCATGAGTTAAGAACTTTAGTGTTAAAACTTTCTTGGATGCTGGGAGTGTAAATGTAAAGGTGTTTTGGCCTTTTGTAAATCTACTAAAGTCAATATCCTTAGATTCAAATTGAGTTAGATCTGCTACGTGTTTAGACTTTTCACCACACGCTGGACAAGCTACTTCAACTTCGTAATCCTTACCATATCCCAATACCCTAGCTGCAATCATTAATGCATTTTTGTCTGCAATAAGAAGCTCATTGTAGTTAAATTTATCTACAATTAAAGCTTGAAGTAGTTTATCGATAACCACTCCTTGTCTAATAAGGTTTTGTGATGTAAGGATATCCTCTTCTCTAGCGGTCATATACCTCATCTCAATCTTGCCTGATGTAAGTGGATGTCCTTCTGGGTAGAAATATCCTTGAGATGGTAGGTCAATAACTTCGGTTGGAGTGTCTGGTGTAGAGTCTTTCGCTACACTTGAATAATTGCCAGTAACCATAGCCTTAAGCTGGTCGTCTGAAACTTGTGATACTTTTGTCATGTATATATAACTTTCTTATAAATATAGGCAAAAAAGAAAACCAGCTCTTTCGAGACTGGCTTTCTTCAGGTTATTTTTAATATTAGTATTCTAGTACTGCGTAATCGATTGCTAAGGTAAGCTGGATCTCAATTTGACCTTCTGTTGCCCAATCCATATCACCAAAGTTTGATGTTTTGATAAATGCACCCCATAAAGTCCATCTTTCTACTTCATCACCTACTGGACCAAGAACGTCTATAGTTAAGTTATGCTTGTAGAATTGTGCATACCCATCTCGACCAGTTACGGATTCGTGAGCTGTACGAACCCACTCCATTACTTTCTGAGCTCCTGATTGTACAATTGGATCGTATAGTGTCATTGTAATATCACCCCACTTACAGATACCTTTAAATTTCTGTTGTACGTTGATATGATTCAATACCACCTCACCACACTCCATTGTAGGTCTATTTATCTTTTTGACGATGTATGCCGGAATACCTCCCGAGTCACGTAGAATGAACCTATTTTGTACTTTAGGTTCAAACGGTGTGAACATTGAATCTGTTTGTGGAATTAGAGTTGCCATGTGTATGTAAGTTTCTTATATATATTATGCGTTATCAAAAGTTGCTCCAGTAGGTAAGATATTAAAGTCGATTACGATAAATTCAGCTGCTTTTGCAGGTTGAATATATATCTGACCGTATAGAATATTGCGATCGATTACATCAGGTGTATTGTTTGTTTCATCCATTACCACTCTGAAAGCATAAAGACCTTGTCTTTGTTGTACAGTTGTTAAGTAAGGATTAACAATATTGATGAATTTCTGTCTTGTTTGAGTTGTATTATTTTCAAATACTAAGTAGCGAGATGAACTTGCAATAAACTTCTTAAGAGCAATTAACAATCTACGTACATTGATGCGATCTAATGCAGATGGCCTAGCTTGTAGTGTCTTTTGACCCCATACGCAGATTCCTTGATTTGGGAATGTTGCGATTGGATTGATTCTATTTTCGTATAGATTATCTCTCTGTGTAAAGCTTAATTTTGTTTCGATATCAATAGCAGATGTAATTCCACCTCTGTTTAATCCAGCTGGTGCAAACCACTCATAAGCAACTGTATCATTATAAGCAAGTACTCCTGGTATCACTACGGAAGGTGGTACCCAGATAGGTTTGTTTTTATCTGTATCGAGTATCTTCACCCATGGCCAATATGTTGCAACATAGCTACTATCAATACTTGAGTCTGCTATTGCTTGTACTGCAGCTGCTAAAGACTCACCTTGTTTCACTGGATCTGCAATTACAAACGTATCACCTCTGTCTTCGGCCACTTCAATTGCGTTGTTAATTACTACTGGGTGATCTGCAATTGTTGGTCCTGGTACTACAAGTAGGTTGATGTCATACTGATCACCATTACCTAATGCGTTAAGTGCTTTTATGTATGCATCTGAACCAGCTGTTCCTTGTACTGAGCAGTTGAATCCAAATACATTACTATCTTCAATTGCACTTCCAACTTTTTTAGGGAGTGCTGGATCCATTCCATCGAATCCTCCTTGGAATGGTACAGAGAATTTAAGTATGTTTTGAACGTCCAATCCTTTGAAAGTTGATGTAGAAATACTAGCACCACCAGTAAAGTTTGAATTACTATCTGATTTAGATGCACTTGGATGCACAAATGAATCATCTAGGTTAAAGTTTGAATTAGCTATTATAGTTGATCCGGATGGTAGTGGTTTTGCGTAGTTTGCGTTATCTGTTGATGCAAAGTTCCAACCATAGTAAACCTTTTTATTATATAATCCATTAATTGTTGGACTTGATTTAATAAAAGATGCAGTTGGAAGTGGATATGATCCAACAATTGTTGATGACATTCCTTGAAATCCAAATGGTTTTAAGCTTGGTACAATACCTTTAGCTGCAACATCTGAATCTACTTCTACATACACATGCTTAGATACGTTATCATAGTCTCCTTTTTGTGAGATTTCACCAGAAGTTGGATCTACTTCATAATACTTATTACCAATCTTTCTTGCAATATAGCTAGGTGAGTCTGGATCTAATGAGCAGTTTGAATATGATTCGAGTACTACTGGTTTCTGATCTGTATCAGAGTATGCTCTTATAACAATAGTAAAAGAACCGTAAGCACTTGCAGGATTGTCTCCTGGTAGTGTGTTGTTAATAATGCTAATTTTATAAGCTGTATTTGTATCTGTTCCATCGCCTGTTGTTGTGAATCTAAATAAAGGTGTTGGAGTCTGTCCTGCTATATTTTGTGATGTTACCCATGGTGTAGATGCTGGTGCATAAGTACCGTACACTGAACCAGATAGATTTAATGTCTTATTGCCTCCTGGTATAAATTGAATTGATCCAGATACTCCAACAGTTGAATCTAGGAATTCTTTAAAGTAAACATATAGATAACCATTTTTAGTTGATTTAACTGATGTAGTAAGTACTTTGTCTAAGGAAATATTACTTGTACCTAAAGTTGAACCAGAGATAGTTTGGGGAGTCAGTACTCCACTTCCCGACAGTGTTATTGCCCATGATCCAGTTGCTGAGGCGTATATTGATGGAGAGCTTATTGTTGCAAATAAATCTTTACCATCACTAAAACCATTCTTAGCACTTGGTAAAATTGCACCAACTAACTTCTCACCTAAGGATGAGGAGTGGATAATACTAACATATCCAGTAGAGTATCCTTTAATTTGCAATACTCGGACAATTGTCACAGAGCCTGCATTTTGCAAGTATGCTTTTACTGTATATGGTACGTATGTTTCTTCACTTAATCCACCAAATCGTGCGGTGAAATCGTCGAAGCTGTTTACAATCGTAGGTACAAAAGCAGGACCTTTTGAAGTTGGTCCAACAATTGCTGCTCCTATGTTTGCAATACCAGCTGGTAAAAATGATAAGTCTTTCTCGTTCGTAAAGACTCCAGGTGATACTAATCTTTCAGCCATGTTGTGTATGTTTTATTTTGATAATAAATATCTATGGATGCGTTCAAAACGCTAAATTTTTTTATGTATTGGATGTAAATACTCCTGATTCTAAATCAAGCGAGCCTATTCCATACTTATCACTTAGAGTTTTTGCAAATTCTTTCTCTTCAATATTAACTTCAACAATTTGATTAGTTAATTGATTGTTTTGATCTTCTAAGGATTCTACGTATTCTTGAGCACTTTTTTTAGCCAATGTTAATTGTACTACTTGAATACCTAACACTTGATACTTTTCTTGTAGTTGTTTGATCTTAGAGATTTCCTCTTCTGTAAATGTTGTTTTTTCCATAACTTTTGTTTTATATAAATAGTCTTGTTTTTAGTTAACGAACGTATAAGCTGATGTTCCAGGTCTTGTCCCTACATTCCAATTTTTTGTTGCTGCAGATATTGTACCACCAAATGTCCATACTGTTTGTCCTAGTGAACTATTAATATTAGTTCCATTAACATAAATTAATGTTTGAGTAGCTCCTGGGTCCAATGTCCATATAGCAAGATTTGATGTTGATGAAGTTATTGTTGGTCTTGCTGCGGTAGCTAGTCCTCCTGTGATACTTACAGCTAATCTAGTTCTATATGTAAGAAGTTCTTGTAATGTAATATTAAATGTTCCTGCGGTTGAGCATATTAAGTTATTACAATCCCAACCAAATGCTCCTGCAAATGTAGCACCAGTACCAGTAAGCGTTAGGTTACTGTTTATTCTCATAACTCCTCCATTTATATTTAATGCTGATGCAGGTATGTTTACATTAAAAAATGGATTACCAAATGTATCATTGATTGTTAATGGAGTACCTAATAATGTAAAAGTGGTTGTATTAGTTAAAAAATTAACTGGGCTATTCATTGTTAATGTTCTATTAGCAAGTCCCCATGTGATGGTTCCCGCTGCTGTTGTTACGATAGCCCCACCTGATTTATTAACTATAATATTATTTTGATATGTACCAGCTCCCCAAGTTTTGTTGACTGCTCCATTTAATTCTATAGTAGCTGTGCCACCAATTATTGTGGTAACAGATAAGTTACCTGCAACATAAAGAGTTCTTCCTACTCCATTTAATGTAGCTGAAGCCGATGTTAAATTACCTAATGCTGTTGTATTGTAAGTTATAGTATTTGATTGGTTAGAAAGAAGAGATATATTTCCCCATATAATCTGACTTCCACCTGGAATATTTGCCCCAGTTGGTGTATTGTTTGTTGATAGTGTTAAATTTCCACTTGTTGACAAAGTGTGTGCTGTTGTAGAATACACTTGCGCTACACTTGTTCCAACAAGATTTATTGTTAAACCGGTTGATGTTAATGTTGGATTTGTAGCTGAACCAATTGTATATGTTCCTGTACCATTAATATTAAGAGTACCACCACTAATATTAGCGCAATCAATAAGTCCTGAGCCTAACATATTTAAAATACCAGATAAACCTAACGGACTACCAGATGGCTGCAATAAACTACCACTTACATTTATTGTAAAACCTCCAGAGAATCCAACTCCAGAGCTAGTTGTACTAATTGTTAGATTATTTGAAATGTTTAGTACACTAGATAAAATATATATTTGACCAGTTGCTTGAAGTGTTACATTATACCAAGTAACCGTACTCGTGTTAAATGTAATTATGCCAGGGCAAAATAATGTAAATGCACCTGCATTTAAAGTCCCTCCACTAAATGTTACTGTTCCAGTTTGCAAATAAACATCACTTGTCATTTGCAAACTGCTTCCGCTACCTACAATAAAACCACCTGATATAGTTGCAGAAGATGCAGAAGAAGATATAGTGCAAGCTCCTGAAAATATTATCTGTCCAGTACTATTAGTGAGTGACCCTAAGGTATTACTTAAAGATGCGGTTATGGTTATTGCAGGGCCAGTTAATATTACCCCTGCATTTGCAGCCCCGTTGGTTATCACCAGGTTTTTGATAGTAGGAGTAGTACCACTTATTGTTACTGTTTGTAATTGACCAGCAGTATTTCGTCCTATAGTTAAATTAGGAATAGTTATCCCTGCAAATGTTATTGTTATAGCTGCTTGATTACCTCTTGTACTAAGTATTCCCGTGGTAGTTTGGTCATAGGTCATACCCGAAGCAAGAGTGATTGCAGTACCAAATACTGTTGTTGTAATACCGTTATTTATAGTAAATGTCCCTGTGTATCCAGTAAAATTAAGTGTTAAGCAACTAGCTGCAGCAGAAACACTTACAGTAACAGCTCCTGATGCTGCATCAAAAAATACATCATCTGCTGATGTAGGTATGGCTTGACCACCCGCTCCACCAGAAGTTAATGCCCATTTAGTTCCTGCAGTTGTGTCCCAATTTGCAGTTCCTCCTACCCAATATCTTGCTGCCATATCTTAACAAACGTATGTATAGGCAGTAGTTGCGGGGGCACTGCCTGAACCCCAATTAGATGTACTTGTTAATGTTCCTCCAAATGACCAAACTGTTGCTCCTTGAGAACTATTAATTCTAGTACCATTTACATAAGCTAATGATTGTGCTGCTCCATTATCTAAAGTCCAAATTGCTTGAATAGTTGGATTATTAGAAGTCATTGTAATTTGATTAGCAGCTGCGCCTATTAAACTTGCTGTTGCAGTTGTTCTATATGACGCACCTGATGAACTATCGGCTAATGTTAGTGTTCTAGGTCCTGTTGAACATATTAGATTTGCACAAGTCCAGCCTGATGAACCAGTGAATGTTGTGTTTCCGGTTGCTGCTAGTGTTAAGTTGTTTGAAACAGAAATAGGTGAATTTATTGTATATGTAGCAAGACCTGGAAGAGTTAGATTATAAAAAGGCATTCCATTTATTGTAACAGATATATTTGCCGGTATAGTAAATGTAGAAGTACTAACATTGATACTTCCTGCGGTATATGTAAGAGTTCTTCCTGTAGTACCCCATGTGATTGTTCCTGCTGTAGGTAGTGTTACTGTTGCTCCTCCGCTTTTGTTAATAGTAAGATTATTTTGAATAATACCTACTCCTGCAGTAGTAATTGAAGCAGCTGATGAACCACTCATCTCTATAGTTGATGTACCTAAAAATCCAACAGCATTTGTTGCAATATTCCCTCCTACATATAAAGTAGATCCATTTATGGTTCCAGTATTGGCTCCAGCCGTTAATGCTCCACTTACATACATGTTAGAATTTAAAGTAATAACTTGACCAGCAGCAGGTCCAAATAATAATGAATTAAATAAGAGTGAAGATACATTATTAAATGTTGTGGTTCCAGTTTGAATAGTTATTGTATTAGTAGAATTATATGAACCGGCGGCATAAGTAAAGTTAACTGCTGAAAATGTTGTAGCACCTTGGGTTACAGTTCCTGAACTACTAATTTGTATGGTTGAAGCACCAGTTCCACTTGTATAAAATCCAGATAATGTTCCTGTACCTCTAAGTAAATATAGTAGTGGAGTTGTATTAATTGTTTGACCCGCAGGTGATGTTAAACTACCTCCAATACTTGCTGTGAATCCTCCACCAACTATAATAGTAGCACCGGCATTTCCTCCAAAGCTTCCAGTTATAAGCCAATTATCACCAAAGGTTTGGGTTGTACCTGCACCAGTAGGTAATGTTATTCCACCACTTAATTGAACTCCATTAGAAGTTAAAGTACCAGTTCCTGTTTTTACAATATTAGCAGAACCACTAGTTGTCATTCCTGCTCCTAAAGTAACGTTTGTTGCAACGGTTAAGTTATTAGCAAAATTCATTTGTCCTGTATATCCAGTACAAGTTAATGATAAACAGGAAGCTCCTGCAGTAATAGTAACATTTTTATTACTATTTCCTCCAGTGTTATTAAATACTGCAGTTGTAGCTGCTGTAGGAACAGCTGTATCCCAGTTTCCTACTGTACTCCACAATTCATTAGCTCCATTTCCAGTCCAAGTAGGCATTATTCAATAGGCTTTTCTTCTCCAATAATAATTGTTTCAACTAGTGTAGCAATAGTTGTAGCTGCTTCCATTCTAGCTACTTCAGAAGATGCTCTATTAATAATATTTTGAGTTATTTCTTCTTCTGTTTTAGGCATGAAATGAGCTACTTCAGTAGTAACAATAGTACCATCAAAGTTATATTCAACAGTGGTAAATAAAGACTCATCGATTTGTCTTGTAGAAAGTATTTTATATGTCATGACTTAATTGTATTTATAATTAAATTTAATCTTGTTATTAAGGATGCGCTAACTAAAGTAAATCCATATACATCACCTACTGAAATGGATGAAGTCCATCCTGTTAATATAGATGAAGATGCTTTTAGAGCAGCAGACATGGTAATAGGAGCTGAGCCAGTGATTGATAATTGAGTTGGGAATGTTGCAAATGTTGATTTTTTTACATCTATGTTGCAAGTTCCTGTTTGGTCGGCCATTATTTGCCAACTAGTAATGGTTCCGTTGTATGGAATGGTAATATAGCCTTTTTGACCTACAGTTATAACTCCACCATTTCCATCAATAGTAACTCCAAAGCTTCCACTTTTTAAATTAGAAACATCTGTTGGGCTTCCACTACCTCCAATAGCAGATGATGCTGTAAAGAATATTTCACCTGAGGATGTATTATATGTTAGAATGTGTCCTGATCCTCCTCCTTGAGTTGAACCAGTAACACGTAAAGATCCAGTTACTGTTAAGGATGTATTATTTGTATTATAATTTACTTTATAATCAGCAAAATAATATTTTCCATCAGAATCATTATATGATACTATAGGATATTGTGTAATATCACCCTCATTATTAAACTCACTATATATACCTCTTTCATTCGTAGTTTTTTGACCCGTAGGACCTATAATTCCTTGATAAACTCTATCACCTTGATAAATTCTACCACTATTTAATACAAGTAAACCACTACTAGTATACAAAAAATTAGCTGATGCTCCTAATAAACCATTATTATTAAATTGTATTTCTAGATTGGAGCCTGTAGCTCTTAGTACACTAACGTGTGATGCAGTAGTAGCAAATGAACTACTTAAGCTATATGATGATGATAGAGCATATGATGCCGAAGTAGCATAACTTGAACTTAAAGCATAGCTACTTGATAGTGAGTAAGAACTACTTAAGCTATATGAACTTGATAAAGCATAGCTACTTGATAGTGAGTAAGAACTACTTAACGCATACGATGCACTTTCTGCATAACTTGCTGATGTAGCGTATGATGATGAGGTAGCTTGTGATGCTGAGTAAGCCCAAGATGCAGTACCATAAAATGAACCAGTGATACCATCAGTAGCCTGAATAGATCCAGTTACTACCAAACCACTTCCAGATATAGTGGTGCTTCCAGAGACTGTTAATGCACTACCACTAAAACTAAAATTAGGTTCTCCTTGTATAGTATTAGCTGTGCCAGTTGCAGTTAGGATATAGTTATCCGTATTGTTGTTTATTGTTACGCCTGTTCCACCGCCAAATGCTGTTGAAGCAGTATAATAAAATTGACCGCTTGCAGTATCAATCGTTACAACATTTAATTGATTTGTTGTAGTTAGAGCAGGGAGATTAAAACTACCAGTAATTATTACCGAACCAGTAATCGTCTGATTCCCTTTGAATATATTAGAACCAGTTATTGCAAATGACGTTGTATCAACTCCACTAATTACTACCCAATTTGAAGTAGTATTCCAATCACCTGAGCTTGTTGTTTGTCCTTTGTATGCGTAAAATTGTTGTGATGAGCTAGCAAATACTAACTGGCCAATGTTTCTTTTATCATTTGGAATACTACCAGTATCCGATATATTAGCTAGTGGATAAGTATTTCCTCTAATCTCCGTTATATCAACTAGTGGATAATTTGAATTATTATTTTTTAATATATCAGGAAAAAATAAAGGCATATTATGATATTGTTAGAACTACTCCATTGGCGTATGCACCCTCCTGAGTTGATTTGTAAATCTTAACAAGAACTGAAGCTCCATTTGCATTTTGAATTGTAAACGATCCAAGATCTAGAAAAGCATCTAGTACTGGTTGAGCTCCGTTTTGAGTTATAAATGTTAAATTTCCATAAGAAGCAGGATATATTATATATGTGTGTTTTGTATTGTCATTATTAGCTGCTCCACATACTGCTGTCCAAGCTCTATCACTATCCAGCTGTGATGTAACAACACCATTATCAATAACTGACTGTGCATCGCTGTTGTTTGCGATTTCTATAGTACTTGCTGCTAGATAGTTTCTAAATTGGAATGTTGCACTTGTATTTGTATTACTAATTGCAGCAAAAGTATCTGGTCTTCTTGCGTTTACTGTGAATGTAACACTTCCTGCTGTATTTCTTGTGATTGTATATGTACCACCAATACC